GATTTTGCTGTTCCTCCTGAGACATCAGGATAGAATCATTAAAGCCTTCCATAGAGCTTTTGGCATTATCAACCTTTTCGTTCCACTGTTCAATGCCGTCCGCAATGTGGCCAAAAGATTCCGCTACACGTTCATTTGATTCTGCCAAGATATCTGTATCATCTGCACTATTGCTTAATGAGACGCATAGAAAAGCAAGACCGCCAGCCAGAGCTGTCACCAGAGCAATAATGGCACCGATAGGATTTGCGCTCATAGCGGCGTTCCAAAGCCATTGTGCGGCAGTGACAAGACCGATTTCTCCGGTCAGAACGCCTACGGCGATCTGTTTTAAGGTAATGGCACCAGTGGAAGCTGCGGTGGCTAACGCTTCAGCGCTGGTAGCCGCCCCAGCGGCGGCGATTGCCGTTTTCATAGCATCAAACCACTTCGTAGCTGATTGTACGATTTTAAACGCCTTAATTCCAACCACCGCTTCGGCAATAAGTGGCAAGATGATTTTTATATTTTTGCCAAGAAAATCAACGGCTTTCGCCAGGGGAGGAAGTATCGTTTTCGCGAGATTGGTTACTACTTTCCCCAGATCCTTCAAAATTTTAGATACCGTGTTGATGGCGTTCCGCAGCCCGCCGCTTTCAAAGGAACGCTTTAAAATATTTACGGTTTCTTTTACCGGCTTTTGGATCTCGCTGGGTAAGAGCTTTATCAGGCCGTCCACTAAAGCGCCGACAATTTGTTTTGCCGCTTGGATCAGCTGGGGCGCGTTATCTCCAATCCCTTTTATAAACGACTGGATAAATCCTACAGCCAGATCAACAACGCCCGGCGCCGCTTGCGCAAGCTTGGTGCAGGCGTCAGCCAGAATAGAGCCAAAAGCCGTAACAACGCCCTCTACACCGTTGCTTGTAAAGGCGCTTTGCAGCTCCTCCAGCCAGCCATTGACCGTGGGAAGAACCGAATCCTTTAAGGTGTTGGTAACGCCCTGGGTTAGTTCCCCGATAAAGGACATAGCGTTGTCCTTCAGTGTGGACATCTGCCCGTTAAAGGTTTGGCTCTGTGCCTCCATTGCCTGGTAAAACTGGCCGCCCTCGCTGGTAGCGTGCTTGAAGGCTTCCGCAACTTCCTCCGCTGATACCCCGCCGGCGGACATGCGTTCTTTTAACTCCGCCATGCTCTCGCCGGTCATTTTGCTGATCTCATTTAAAGGATTGAAGCCCGCATTAACAAACTGTAGTAAATCCTGCCCGGACAGCTTGCCGGCGCTTCCAACCTGGGCAAACGCCAGGGTTAAGCTGTCAAACCGCTCTTTATTCCCCTGAGATACGTCCCCGAGCATTTGAAGGGTGGGAAGCAGATCTTCCGCAGAGGTTCCAAAAGCTAAAAGGGTTTGAGAAGCTTTTGCCAAATCTGAGGTTTCAAATGGGGTTTTGGCCCCCATTTCCTTCAGATTGTTAACCAGCTTTGTGGCTTCTTCCGCGCTGCCAAGCATCGTACCAAAGGAAGTAATATATTGTTCCATTTGGGAATTGTACTTAACGCCGGAAAGAACAGCGGCGCCAAACGCACCGCTTACCGCTCCAATCGCGGTGGCTGTTACTTTCAGCCCGGTTTTCGCAATGCTCCCCAGCTTTTCAATTCCAGACTTAAAACCGGAGCTGTCAACCCTGGTATCAAATTTTAAAGAGCCATCATAAGCCATAATCTCACCCTTTCCTGTGAGGTCATCGGCTCATAATGGCACTACTTGACCTGCCTTCCGTTTTTTACTTTTATTTCAAATATCTGTTTGCAGTTCTTTCCCTTGCATTTAATAAAAATACCCTTACAGTCAGCCGTCTGGCTTAACCGCAAAGGCATTTCATACCCACAGTAAGGGCACTTTACTTTTCCAATATGGTCACCACCTGATTTTAGGCATAAGAAAAGCACGCCCGAAAGCGTGCTTAAGACAGTTTCAGTTATTAAGAATGGAATCAATTTCCTTTTGAAGCTTTTCCATTTCCGCTTCTAGTTCAGTTTCTTTTTGGTCCATTTCGTCGTTCCATTCTTTATCAATAAGTTTAAAAGTTTCGCTATAACATGCGCTTAATTCGGGATCTGTCAGTAGGTTGCTCGTTTGGCAGTTCATAATATTGCAGCCTGTTAATTTTTGACCTGTGATACTGCCTTTACCATCTACATCGATTTGCAGAAGGAATCCATCTTTGATACTGTCGTCACCAAGTTCTAAAAAAATAACACTACATTTATCAATAAAATCGTCTGGTTTCATATCTCCGACACTGGCCTTGACCATGACAGCAGACTCACCTTCATCAACGATAGCATCTGGCAGATAAGTGGTGACAAGTTCGCTCCACGTTTTTTGGTAAGCCATTGAAGATTCTTCTGTATTTTCGCTTTCCATATCCGCCGGATTAGGTTTAGATGATACGGCCTGCGATGATTCATTCGTAGAATTTAGATCATTTCCTTCTTGACACCCAGTCAAACACCCGATGGCAAGGATAACCGCCAAAGCCCCACAAAGCACCCTTTTCATTGCATCTTCCTCCTTTTTCCTAGATTATAGCACGATGTGTATTCATTACACAACCCTGTCAAGAAAAAGGATTAGAGCACCTTGCTCACGTCGCCGCCGTTTAAAAGGGCCTGCTCGATAGCGTTCAGCTTTTCCCGCTCAGGCTGGGGGAGAGGAATCGCAAACTGCTTTTTCATTTTCCGGTAAAACTGCTTTTGCTCATTGCTCATTTTCGACGTGATGTCAATGCTTCGGTAACCCATGATTTCCACAATCCTGGAATCTGATTTCAGCCCCAGGAACATGGCTTTGAATTTCCACCAGTGAAGATAAGGAATATCCTGCAAATCTACGCCGTACTGCTCCAGAAAGGCCGCAAAAATGTATTCGTCGTCATAGGAATAGGAATAAATCTGCGCCCCCTTCCCGGCGCTTACAGCGCAGTTTTCTTCCTTTCCGGCCCGATAGAACCACAGCATTTTGTCAATGGCTTCCTCTATAGGCGCCGGCGGCTTAAAGCTGTTTTTTAAATCGCCCGTGTCATAATAAAGGCTCAGGGCCTTTACTGTTTTGTCCAGCTCGGAAAGGGAGGAATCCTCCATCATCATTTCAAAACGGACAGAGGCGCGGAAATCCGAATTAATCGGAACCTCCGCGCCGCCGATGGTTACCGTTTTGGGAGCCGGGTCTGTCAGGATATTCATTTCTTTGCCCGGCGCTGGGCGCGGTTTCCGGAATACTTAGCCGTGACAGCTTTCGCCATAGTTTCAAGCTCAGCCTTTTCCGCGTTAATACCGTCCACCAACTCCTGAAATGCGTTCATTGCGACTTTTAGATTCACCACGCCGTCAAAAATTTTGACCGCGGTTCCCGCACCCCAAAGCCTGTCAAACGCAGCGGCCACAGCTTCACAATTTTCCCTTACAAAACCCGCCCAGGTGTTTTCCGGAGAATTTGCGTCAATGGAAGCGATTTTTTGGAAGGTTTCTTCCATTACCCTTTGAATGAGATCCGCCTTATCAGCGTCAAAAATATCATAGTCCAGCTCTTTTCCGTTTACGGTAAACATCGGCTGTGTCCTCCTTCTTATCACACGGATTCAGCGGCGCCTGCTTCGGTGAAGGTTTTTGTAGTGGTGTTAAATTCACCGTCTACAAAGGTTCCCACGTTGTTCAGGTTGCCGGTGACCTTGATGGTCTCGCCGCCAGCGCCGGCACAGCTTGCCACCTCTACGGCTACCCTGAATTTTCTGGCCTTAAAGGTGTTTTCCTTAGAAGCTACCGGCTCGAACAATTCAACCCGGATATAATCGCGCTCCGCGTCGGCGCCGGTCAGCTCGTCCCGTCCGATCTTGTAAAGCTCCATGACCGCTTCCTCAGATTTGATCAGATCGGTGTCAAATGGGAACTGGGGCTGATAGCCCTTCACAATGCTGGACGCGGCCTTGTCGTTGATATACGCCTTGGTGTCCAGCTGGGCGGCGGGGTTCTCGTCCAGGGTATTGAAGCCCGCACCCATCAGCGCGTAGGTTGTATCGCTGTCCCCGGGAATGCCCAAATAGTCCGCGATTTGGAACCGCATAATGGTTTCATTTGCCATAGTTATACCTCCTGAAAGTATTGAAGCCTGCACTGGATTTGATATTTTCCAGTGTCAGGCCCGGTTGTGAATAGATAGCCCGTGCTTTGGGCTTCGATTTTTTGCGGGATTTTTCCTTCCGGCAGGCTCGGAAAATTGCCGGTTCTGGTCTGGACTTCCAGCCATGCCGCCAGATTCTCATAAAATCCGCTGTTGGCAAGGTTCTGCAAAACGTCCGGTCCATAATCATTGACGGACCGGATCACAAACAGGTATTGCCGCACACTGCTTCCGTCAATATACTGCTTTACGATCTCCGTGGCCGGGGTGGTATCGATGGAATATTCCACCGCCGGACCTTCCGGCAGATAATCTACATTGATCGCGCTGTCCCCCATCAACGGACAGGTCAGGAAATAATCCCGCAGAGATTGAATAATAGTGTCAGCCATGCTATTTGCCTCCTGAAATCTTTTTTGCGCCCCGCAGGATTTCGTCCTTGTGGTCGATCTTCATGCGTTCGAACCACTTCGCGCCTCTCTGTGGGTCATAGGGACGGCTGACCGAAGTCCTATAATACTGAGCGGCGGCGTAGGGGGCGATGTAATTGACCTCGCCGGAGCCAACATCGGTTCCCAGTATGCCAGATTTATCCAGCATACCGGTCTGAAAAGGAACATAGGGGGAAGATAGGCGTAAAACCTCGCTGTCTACAAACCCCTGAGTTTGGTTGAATCGTCCGCTTCTTTCCGGGCTGAAATTTTTATTCCATTCCAGCCTCGCCGTGATTTTTCCGTTTTTGCCGGTTGTGGTGAAAACCGCGCCTTTGGGTGTTTCGATTTTAAAGCCTCCAGCCAACGCTATTTCCCCTCGATTCTCCAGTGCC